CCTGCGGCACCATCTGCACCGTCGCTTCCGGAGGCGCCATCACTTCCATCCGCTCCCGCAGCACCGCGGATGTCGATGGCATCGCCAATTACGCTCACAAGCCCCAGCGGGCCAACGTACTGCCCTGCTGCTGGCTTGGTACCTTCGCCTCCGGTCCAGTCGCTGACCTGCAGGACGCGGCGAGCGCCATCGCTGACTGCGGCAAAGATGGGGGTCCATCCGTCGTCGCCATCAGCGCCGTCAGCACCATCATTGCCGGCAGCCCCTTCGAGCGCACTCAGGGCCAGCAGATCGGTCCAGGCAATGTCCCCGACGTAGCGCCATTGAATGTGAGTGCCAGTGGTTTGGATCTCCACCTCGCGGCCGTCCGCGCCGTCAGATCCATCCGCGCCCGAGGCGCCCGTCAGCTCGCTCAGAGCGATCAGGTTCGTCCATTGCGCTTCGCCGGCGTAGCGCATCTGGATGTGCGTCGCCGTTGTCTGAAGCTCAAGCTCCCTCCCCCGAGCGCCAGGCAGGCTTGGCACCTGAACTTCAATGACATCGGCGTCCTGGGTGTAGACCTCGATCACATCAGTCATGGGCGTGCTGCCACCGGCTCAATCGTCACGTTGCCGTATTGATGCGCGCGCGCATCAGGAGTAACGCCGTCGTCGTAGAGGAACAGGTCATAGACGGCGACTCGCTGGCGATGATCGGGCGCGAGCTTGCGCGCCTCTGTTTCCTCGATCTCGATCTCGTAGAAGCCCTGGTTTGCCGTCTGGTCGAGCACGCGGAAGCGGCCGTTCTCGGTGCTCAGGGTGATGATCGGCTCGGGATCTTCGATCCGCTCCCGGATCTGCATGAAGCCGGTCCAACCGGTCAGGTCCACGGGCTGCGCAGGGTCGCCACTCTTCCAGCGGAACCGCTTGCGATACGTGGCGCCCTCGATCAGCGTCAAGTCGACTCGTGCGCGCATGGTTCCCTCAAACGAATGGATGCGCTTGGACGCGCAGGGATTGAGTGGTGCCGCCTCGCTCGACCTCGATCCGCGCATCGATCACGCGGGTCTCGTACTGCCGTCGGAAGGCGAAGCCCAGCTCCGGGTTCGTCCACTCCTGACGCGGCATCATCAGAAGCCGCATGCGGGCGTAGTCGAGAATGGCGTCACGGTAGTAGGCCAGCGCATCGTCGATTGCCGTCGCGGCGTCGTCGGGTTCGAGCACACCACGAACGATCACCTTCCCAGACGACAGCTTGTCCGCGAGCACGATCATCGGCGGCCGCCAGATGTGTCCAACCGGTGTCTCCTTCCCGCCGCTGTCGTGGAGAACGGACGTGATCGCCACCACGCGCGCCAGCTCAGGCACCCGGATGCGGTAGTCCAGGTAGGACGCCGATGGCGTGAAGCGATCCAGCTCCACTTCCCATGCGTGCGTATCGCGCGCGAACTGCTGGGCGGCGCGACGAAGATGATCGCGGGCTGTGGCACGTGGGCAGCCAGGGACGTCTGGCAGGAGATCAGGTAGCAGATCGTCGATCTTCATTTCCGCGCCCTCTCTGCGGCTTGCTCAGGATGCAGGGCTTCCTTGGCCGCACGCCGACCCATGAATGCGGCCTCGAACAGTTCGCGGTACGCCGCGGCTTTGCCGAGCTGCGCCTCGGTGCGCTCCTGGGACAACGCGCGGTACAGGACGTAGTCGACCAGCGCCGGCAGATACATGTCGGAGAGCGTGATCGCATCTGCGGTCGCCGCAATTTCGTCCGGTACGGCTGCATAGATCACTTCCGCCTGGCCGGCGGGGTCCGGCTGCCCGGGATGCACCCAGAACTGTGCCGGCGACTGGTCGTCGTACAGCCACTCGTCAGGCTCAAGAGAAGCGGTGTCCGTGTGCCAGGACGGCCGTGCCGCATCCATCACGGCTCGAGCGACTTGGCGCGGCGCAGGTCCCGGGGTCTCGCCATTGATGCCCATGGCGCGCACAACGGCGATCACCGACACGCCATCCGCCGGCAGCTTCTGCAGCGTCCCGGGCGCCAACTGCAGGGCTTCTGTCACCGGATTGGCCGCGGGCTTCAGGCGCACGGCCTCCCGCTGACCATCGCTGAGCCAACGCAGGAGATCGGCCTCCGGCCAGCGACGGGTGACACCCAGATCCTGCAGGGTGCTGGAGACCCGAGCGAGTACAGCAGACGCGGCCGTCATCAGTCGTCAGCGTCCGGGTGGCCGTGCTCGGCGATCAGATCACGAAGCTCCTGGGCGAGCGTTTCAGACTTCTTCCGGCGATCCATATTCACGCCGAAATGCCGCTCAGCGTAGTCCGCGAGAACATCGCGGCTGGCTTCGCTCAGGCGCACGCGCTCATCGTTTACGATGATGGCGTCCGAGAGATCGACGCTCGACTCTTCGGTTTGGCCATCGTTCTCCGCGCCCGTGCCCGTGGACTGTTTGGCCTCGTCGCCAGAGGGGTCATTGCCGCCGGGCGGCGGTGTCTCAGGCTTCGCGGCCTTGGCAGCCTCCTGATTGCCGGCAGCCTCCTTCGCGCTTGGGTCGAACGGCCGCATGTCCTTGCGCTTCGCCAACTGGGAGGACCAGGCGTAGACGCGGCCGGTCCCCTTCTGGCGGAGATAGGTTCCTTTGCTCATGTTGAATCCTCGAACAACCCGGGGCCGGAGCCCCGGGCGTGGCCTATGCCATCAGGTGAGTGGATTACGCCGGCTTGCGGGCGTAGAGCGCCGTCAAGGCCTCGGGGTTGGTGACCTCGTAACCGAAGACGTTGAGGCCACGAATGGCGTCGCCGAACTTCGACTCGCGGCGCACCTGCTCCATCTTCGTCATCTGGCTGGCGAAGGTGAGCGCCTGGGTGTGGCCCGCAAGGACGTAGAAGGCGGTGTAAGGACCCGCCTCGGTCGCCGTGGGCGTCAGGTTGCTGCGGTAGCAGGTGAAGCGATCGATCATCCCGATCCGGCCGTTGCGGAGGATCGAGGTGCCGTCGCCTGCCAACGAGGCGTCCTTCAGCTCGCTGCGCTTGATCAGACCCGTCACCCACGAAGGGATGACCATCCATCGCCCGGTCTCCGGGATGTCCTGCTCATCGAGCACAGTGCCCATATGGACGATGTAGTCGATGATGTTGGTGGTATCGAGCGACACGGGCGCGGTGGCTTCGCCCAGGTCGATGTCGCCGCTGATGGCACCAGCGGTGGGTCCAACGTTGTCCGCATGGGCGTCAGCAACGATGTCGCCCAGGACGTCCCGATCGATCTGGATCTTCATCTGCTCGGAGCCGTCGGTAGCCCAGTCGTCGAGCAGCGAGAGATCCGACTGATACTTGTCGACGTCATCGACGCCGAAGGCGAAATACTTCGCCTTGTCGATCAGCAGCTCGATCGGATCGGAGTTCGGGTTCTCGTAGTCGAGATCCTGGCCCTTCTGGTAGTCACCCACCACGATGTCGGGGATGGTCCGAATGTTGACCTTGTCCCCCATGGTCGTGATCTCACCCTCGTAGTGCGAGTTCGAGATGTAGGGCAGGACGGTCGCCTCGTAGAACTTGGTGTTCAGCTTGGTCGACCAGAACTCGGGAATGAAGTTGCCGCTGTGCTGCGGGTACGCGCCATTGACTGCAACAGGCATGGTGAAGTGTCCTCATAGTGATGCCGCATGCACTGGCCCGGCCCGCCGATTGGCGGCGGCTTCATTCAGCCCAGTGCAGATCAGGTCTTGCTGAAGAGTGCGGCGTGGATCTCAGATTCCTTGCGTCGGAACTCGTCTTCGCGCCCGACGTACTTGCCCTTCCGGGCGTCCTCCTGAAGCTGCGTCCAGTCGTCCATCGAGTAGCGCGGCGTCTGGGTCGGCTCGGCCGATCCACTGCGCTTCCCTGGCTCGATCTGGCCTTCCACAGAAGGGCTCTGTGACGTTTTTGGAGAACGGTCACCGGCTTTCGCGGAACGCGTGCCCTTGTAGGCGTCGAACAACGCAGCCATGCGGACGTAGTCGAGGTTCGCGTAGGCTTCATCGAGCGCGTCCTGCCGGGTCTTGCCCGCCATGGGGTCGTACTCAGCCAGCCAGCGCAGCCAGTCCTGTTCCTGGTTGATGGCCTCCCAGTCCGGGACCAGTTGCTGAAGCTCTCGAAAGAACTCTCGCTGGTTCATCGCACGTCCGACTTCGCTCACTTCGCGGCGGGTCTCGTCGATCCGGGACTCCAGGGGCTGCATGCGCTGCTCCAAGATGTCCTGGGCGACGGCCGTCACCACATCCATGAATTCGTCGCCGTACTCGCGTGCGTACTGGGTGCGCAGCTCGTCGGAAATGGCAGGTTTGCGCTGCTCGGTTCCGGCATTCGCCTGCTCACCCTTCTGGCGCAGTTCGTTGACCTCCTTCCGGAGATCGCTGAGTTCCTGCGTCGCACGCTGTTCCCGCTCCCGCGCATCGCGGAGATCCCGGGAAAGCCTGGGCACTTCGGCGTCGTACTTGCCCTTCAGGGCACGGTATTGCTGCTCGTAGTCGGGCTGCTTCGATGGGGTGTCGGTTTCCCGGCCCTCGCCGCCCTCCTGACCCGGCTGGCTCCCGGCATCGGCCTGTGGCTGAACCGGCGCCTGCTTGCCCTCGTTGTCGTTCTCCTGATTGGCCGGGGCCGGATCTTCTCCGGTGTCCTGACCACTGCCGCCATACGTCTTGGCGTGCAACTCGAGCGCCTGGCGCTCCTGTCGTTTCACTGCTGCTGGGATACCTCCCATATCGCGGCCCTCCTCGGGTGTCGCGCACAAAAAAGCCGCCCCGTAGGCGGCTGCGTATCACCGGGCCAAAAGGTATCCGGCGAATAAGGTCAGCTCGTGGCATGGAGGCGGCGAATCGCCTCCCTCGCCCCGCGCTGGTGTTCCAAGAATTCGTTGAGCGCCTGAAGCGCGCCCTGCCATTGCCGGACGTCGATCTCGTCGCGGCTGCTACGTAGTTGCTCGTCACCGGTGGTCATGCTGCGCGCAAGCCAATCCTCGATGACGTTCCACTCACGACCCTCGATTGACGCCAGAGCCTCAAGCTCGCGCTCGTTCGGCCGTTCAAGCTTCATCGGAGCGCATCCCCTGGGCGGCCAACCGGTGAGCCATCAACGCCCACCTCCTGCGGCAGCGGCGCTTGGCCGCCAGGCCCGACACTCGGCGCCATGAGTTCCTGATTGTCGGGAACGACGTCATCCACCGGCATATCAAGCGTCTTCACGACCTCACGCAGAATCGCCGCACGGCCATTGGCGCCCATGATCTCCGCATCCATCGGGTTCATCGTCTGCTGCAGGAACTCGATCCGACGCATCTGCGATTGCTCTTTGCTGACCAGGCTCATCGCACCCTTCGCAATCACCTTCACGTCGCCTTCGATGGGACGCTCGCCTTGCAGCGGATAGAGCATGTTGTGCTCGACGTAGCCGATGACGACAGGCTCGGTGATGCCGGAGTCGACGTGACTGATCGCGTCCTTGATGCCCTTGGCTGCGCTGTTCATCAGCATCGACAGGCCGCTGGCCGTCTTGCCGGCGCCACCGATATTGCCGCTGCCGTAGATGTAGCTTGGGATGCCGCTTTGCTCGTCGGCCTGTTGGCTGAAGTGTTGGTAGACCTTCATCAGCGAATCGGTCATCGGGTTCGGCTGGAAGAAGTGAATCGGCATCCGGCTCGTGCCCGTGGTCTTGTCGAACTTCAGCGACCAGATTTTCCACGGGAACATCGAGGTGACACGCTCACCTGGCGGGATCGCGTCGATGTCCACCGCCACTTGGGGGCCGCTCGCGATGCCCATGTTCATCACCATGGCGCGTGCAGAAGCGTTCACGAGCCGCTGGCAGTCGCGCATCAGGTCCGGAACGCCGCGACCCCAGAAGCTGCCCGGCACCCGCTCATAGCTGTCCTTGCCGTAGGGCTTCCGGACGAGAGGGTGCGGATTGAGCTGCACCTTCACGATCTCGGGACCGATCATCCAGCACTCGACATCGTGCTGTTCATGAGGATCGCTGACCTCGATCCCCCAATCGGCCAGCTCCTTGCCCGGGACTTCGCCCCAGAACTGAAGGGCCTCGAAGCCCTCCCTCTCCCAGATGCTCGCCTGCTCGTCGTTGGCGCGTGCGCGCTCCGACTCGATGCTCCGGGTGGCCCAGTCACTCGCCAGAGACCCCGAATCGACATCATCCAGGACCCGGCGAATGGCCTCCTCGTTCCAGCCGGGGAGGCCGATCATCGAGTGCAGGTCGCTCCGAGACATCTGGTGGAGCTCGATGAAGTAACCCTCATCGAAATCGGTGATGTTCGGTTCCGGGTAGGCGCGCAGTGGGTCGACGCGCTGGCATTCTCTGACGAGAGCGTCTTTGGCCACCGGTCGCCCGTTCTCCCAGAACAGGCGTTTGCGACGACGAAGGATTGGCCCCTTCATGATCGCCGCGGGGAAGTCGACCAGATCGCTGATGACAGCAGAGAACTCTTTGCTCCACCCGCCCTCGAGCAACTGGTCCTCGATTCGGTTCTCCAGATCCTCGGCCGCGTCCATGGCCTCGCGCTTCAGGCGACGCTTCGCCTCCTTCTTGGCGCGGTCGAGCTCATCCATGAACATCTGCGGCGTGATCATCTCGCCGCTCTGTGCGATCGCCATTTCAGCCTGGCGCCAGGTCTCTGCCGCGATGACCTCAACGGACTCGTCCGGAAGCTCCGGTTCGTGCGCGGGCTCCAACGTCCAGGGCCGGTCACCGGCTGGCATCAAGGCGTCGCGGATCCAGGCTTTGGCCGCGCGACACTTGATCGTGGTCAGGAGCATGTAGATGGGCTCCTGGCCCTGCTCCTTGATCTTCTGAAGGTGGTCCGGCTCGTACTCGCCGTTGCGCTGGCGAAGATTGCGCATGATACGGCGCTCGATGGGCTGCTTCGCCCGCTTGGCCGTCTCCCACCGGCGACGGATGTAGGCGCCCAGGCCGGTCTCGAAACGCTCGCGCTCGCGCGCAGCATCGGACTCCTGCGCATGGCGGCGCTCATCAGCGACCATCTGGTCATTGCTGATCGCGACGACCAGTCCGCGCGCCTGATTCAACGCATGCCTCCAGCCACGGCGCCCGGCAGGATCAACGTCGGAAAGCGTTCTCGCTCACGCTCTTCTCTCCGCGCCTTCAGGTCAGCAATCAGGCCCTCCATCATGTTGTCGATATATTCCCTATTGGCCTGGCCCATATCGAACCGGATCTGCACCGTCAGATCGTCAGGCGTGTGAAAGGTGAATAGCAGGTGCAGTGGCTTGGTTCGGCTGCCCTGGCAACGGACACCCGTGTCGCCGATGACGCCCACAACGCCCTGCATGCGCTTGGGATCGGCGAAGCGTCCCAGGAGAGCGCAGACGGCTTCGATCCAGTCCCTGCCACCGATGTGCTCGTTGCTCATCTCAACTCCATGCGGTGAGTGGCACCTGTTCGACCTTGTGGCTTCCCGGCACCGTGACGCCGAAGAGATCGGTCCGCGCCAGGGTCTCGAATGCTTTGGCTCCGTGGCTGGCCCAGTCATGCAGAGGCTGGGAACCCCAGGCGCCCTTGCGCTCGTCCCAGGCCCGCCGGTAGTGCTCCAGGGCCTTGATCCCGTCCACGCAAGCGGACTCATCGAAGTAGCACATCGGCAGGAACTGCCTGACCGCCTCTCGACCTTCCGGGTTGCTCGACACCCTCGGTACTGCCTCGAACATGATTCCGTGCGAGGCCGCGGTATCGATGCGCTTCACGCCGGTCCCCAGCTCGCGGACCTCGATGTCGTGCGGCGCGAAGTGCCGACCGTAGAAGTAGCCCTTCTCGCTCGCGCGCTCATTCAGGATGCGGGCGTAGTAGGCCAACCCCTCGCCCTGGTCCTCGAAGTAGTCGATCAACCGCACCTCGCGGCCCAAGACCTGGCAGAACCAGATCGCCGTGGCGTCGTTCATGCCCAAGTCCCAGCCGGTGTGAACCGGCAAGCCCTCGGTATGCGGCACCAGCGTGATGCGCCGATCCCTGCGGATCGTCCGGAATGCGCTGGCGTAGTAAGCCCCTTCGACCGCGACCTCAAACGCTTCGTCTGGGTGGCTCGGATGCTCACGCTTGATGTCGTCGCCCAGGTCGCGCTGCTTCAGCGCGTACCAAGCCCTTTGCCCGAGTTCGAGCTTGATGCCGTACTTGGTTTCGAGATCCGCAAAGTACCGCTCGAGGTGCGGATGGATCACCACGTTGGTCGTGTCGGCGCGGTAACCGGGCTCCATCCACCAGGGGAAGAAGTGAAAGGCCCAGTCGAGTTGCGCAAGCGACCGACCAGCGTCCGCGATGTCTCGGGAGCGCTTCACCAGGTCGAAGAACGCACCCTCTCTGCCCTCCGCGGTGCTCTCGACCCAGATCACGCCGCTCTGGGGCACGGCCTCGAAGGAGCCTGTGACAATCTCCCGGGCCTTGTCCGGCCGTTTCGCCGCGATCTTCCCCATCTCCGACACATGCAGCATCTGCAGCGTGCCAGAGCGCATCGATGTCCCGACCGTGATGGTCGAGCCATTGGCGAACCGCATCTGCCGCGCGCTGTCCTGCTTCGGGGCCAGGGCCTGCCTGAGCGCCTCCGGAAGCCGATCGAACGCGAACTTCAGCTTGTTGGTGAAGATGTCCTCGGCCTTGTCCAGATCCTGTGCGATCACGCCGGCGTGCTGGTTGGAGTTGAACAAGCACCGATCGAGCATGTAGAGCTGGATGAACGTCGAGAACCCGAGCTGACGCGCCTTGAGGATCACATTCCGGTGGTGCATGCGCTTGAGCAGCTTGCGCTGCGCGCGGTTCATCCGGAACTGGACGACAGCGCCTTCCTTGTCGAGGATGAAATACAGGTTGTTCAGGCGATAGACGCGATCGACCAATTTCTCTGCGAGGCGATCCAGATCCTCAACAGCATTGGCGGCAGCCGTCATACACTCGCCGTCTTCCCGTCGATCATGCCCAGCAACGTCCGGATGGCGTCGGCACCCTGCTCCCGGTCCTTCTCGTAGAGCCCCAGGTGCTTCATCGCTTGATCCCGGGCCGTGTTCTTGTCAGCCCAGCGGATCTTCTTCGTGTAGATCGTCACGGATTTGTCGCCGGACGCCATCTCCACGACTTCGACGCTGGTCAGCGCATCCGCCGTGTCGTCGTCCAGGTCCACGATGCGCTTGAGTGCTCCAGCGTCGTCGAAGAGCTTGCGCGGATCGAAGTGAACCGCGTTCGACAGGCTGCGAATGACATCAGACGAGCGCATCTCGAACTCATCGCGGAGCTTCGCTCGCCGTTCCGGCAGGGCCTTCTTGACCTCTACGTGTTGTAAAAGGCGACTTGCCTGCGCTCCGGCCGTCTTCGGGCTGTAGCCAACCTCGATCGCGGCTTGCGTCGCGTTCTCGCCATTGGCGATGTACGCCTCCACGAAACGCAGCCGGCGCTCTCTGGCAGAATCTGCAGAGGCTCCGCCTTTCACCCGCGGCCTCGAACTGCGAGGTGCCGCGGGCTTCTTGTTCGACGCCATGGGTCAGGCGCCGCCCTGCTTGCCCTTGCCGCCCACGCCGGGGATGGGTTCCGGGCACATCTTGGCGCGGCTGGCACCCGATCCCTCCCGTGCCATGCCAGGAATCGTGTCGCGGCCACGCGGACCAGCGACCGTGGTCGCCGAGTGATGGCTGCTGCTATGGCCCTTGTTCGGATGACCGGGGGCGGTCATGTCCTTGCTGCGGGGATGCTTTTCCACTGTGATCTCCTTGCGTGCGTGGGTGTGACCGCTGCGTTACGCGGCGATCGGGGGCGGATCGCTGTTCGTGTCGAGACTGGGAAGTGCCGCAACCTGTGCGCCCTGGCCCATGAGGACCGGCTGCAACGCCTCGTCCACCCAATCGAGAATGGCCTGCACCGAGGCCACGATCTGCTCGACGTCAGGATCGTCGCCATATCGACTTCGCAGGTACTGGCCAGCCCGGGCAATCATGCCGTCCACGAGCTCGCGATCGGAGCCGCTGATGCCTTCCGCGTCGAGCGCACTGCCCAAGGCGGCATCGAGCTCCGCCAGGGTGACTGATCGCTCCGCGTCCAGGGCCGGCCGGATCGCACTGATGACGGACTGATACCGCTCGGCCTTGTCCGTGTCGTCGCCGACGACCCTGCCGACGGCATACTGGATTGCGGCCGAGAACAAGGCCTGGTGCTGAGCGACGTACCCAAGGCCCGTCGCCATCGTCGAGCACCCCGCGAGAAGCAGCGCCATCACTGCTGCAGCTGCAAGGCTTGCCGGTTTTTTCGCCATGCGCTCCATCCTCCAACTCTCACCCCGAGCCACATGGCCCGGGCTTGTGTGTCTCGCGTGTCGACGTGATCCATGACGCGCAGGAAAGTGCGATCGCCCGTGCTGCGTGGCACGCGCTGCGTCTTGTAGTCGTAGTCATGGATCACCACGGCGGGCCGATAGACGCCATCGGGTGCGGCCCACCACCACAGACATCTTGGGATCGACGCCAGATCGCAGATGAATCCGGCCGGCACGCAGACCGTGCGGGCCTCGTCGATCCAGATCAGCGGCTCTTCGAGTCGTCGCTCGCGGCCCGTCAGCATCGTGAGAGGCGGCCAGTCGTCCGACAGATACCGTCCGCCCATGACGATCGCGGTCACGGCCATAACTCCGCGGCCTGGCGCCAAATGCTCGGCCAACGATCCGGCCGAGGCTTACCCGGGCGCCAGATGTCGAGATAGGCATCCCACGAAGCGTGCTGCCGAGTCGGCATCGGGTGCGGGTGCCGCCACAAAGCGAGTCGAGCAACGCCACAGGCAAGCAGGTCGCTATCTGCGATCGCGTGGTAAACCACCTCCGGGTCCGGCTGGTAGCGCAGCGTCTCGGCCAAGTTGCGCGCGTAGTCGCGCGTCGCTGGATGCCGAAAAACCTCCGCGACGCCGATGGGCTCGAACTGCCACCAGCCGCGAGCCGGCCCGTTGCCAAGCTGGCGACGATGCTCCCAGTCGCTCTCTTGATAGCCGATCGCGGCGAGAATCCGACACGCGCTCGGGCCTCGCATCCGCTCCGGCAGCAAGCTGAGCGCCGCGGGGATCAGGATCTGCGGAAGCATCACGCCAGCCACTTCGGCACCGACACCCCGGCCAGGGCCGCGATCACCAGGACCGACACCAGCAGCGCAAGCGTCCCCCAAGTCATCAGCCGCATCATGCTGCGCGGAACAGAGATCAGCGTCCTGTCGCTGGCCATGGGCTGGGAGGGCGACACAGAGCCAGCCTCCCTCCTCACCTCGTCCCGCGCGAGCTGGAGCGAATGCGCGTGGGTCTGGTCCCAGTTGCGCTGCAGCGACGTCGATAGCTCGGCCAGGCCCTTGTCCATGCCATCGATCCGTCCGTTCATCTGGGCGAAACCGACCCGCGTCTCGATTCGCAGGTCCGAGATCGCCTGCAGAATGTCGTCGTGACTCGCGTCATTCCGGGTATTCCGAGGGGCAGGCGCTCCTGACACGGGCACAATCTCCAGGCACAAAAAACCCGGCGCGAAGGCCGGGTCCGGGTGAATCGTC